TGGTACAGTTTATATTGACACAGCTATCGTAGGTGTTAATGGTTACACTGAGATTGAGGATAACCTATACTCTGTAAGCTCAGGTGATTTACTTGTAGATGTAGCAGGTGACATTACTCTAGACGCAGACGGCGGTAATGTACATTTGCATGACGGTGGTATTCCCTTTGGTGGATTTACTAACAGTTCAGGTGACTTGGTAGTTAAGTCTGGTACCACTACAGCTGCTACATTCAACGGTGCTGACGTAGACTTTGCAGGTAACCTAGATGTAACAGGGGATACTACACTAGACGGCCTCCTTAATGTTGTAGGTAATACAGCTATCTCTAGTGGTAACCTTACTGTCAACACAGGTAACGCTACTATAGGTGGCTCCCTTAGCGTTACAGGCCCTATCAACGGTAACTTAGTCGGCACAGTTACAGGTAACGTAACGGGTAACCTGACAGGTAACGTCACGGGTAACGTAACTGGTAATACAACAGGTAACGTAACTGGTGATCTAACAGGGGATGTTAAAGCACCTAATGGTGTAACTGTATTAGACAACGGCACAAACGGTACTGACGCTACTTTTGTAGGTGATGTTACAGGTGACTTAGTAGGTAACGTAACGGGTAACCTGACAGGTAACGTTACCTCTACAGGTGCTAACCTTATGAATACCCTGACTACATCAGGTACAGTTACAGTTGGTGGAGATCTTATCGTTAACGGTACCACTACTACTGTTAATACAAATACAATTAACCTAGCTGATAACATCATTACCCTTAACAGTGACGAGACAGGGTCACCTTCTCAGAGTGCTGGTATTGAGATTGAACGTGGTACAGCTATTAATAAATCATTGACATGGGATGAGGTTAATGACCGTTGGACTGTTGGTACAGAGAACTTTGTAGCAGGTACTTTTATAGGTAATGTTTCTGGTAATACCTCTACTGCAACTAAACTAGCTACAGCACGTACTATTACTCTTGGTGGCGATCTTTCAGGTAGTGCAAGCTTTGACGGCTCTGCTAATATTACTATTTCTTCTAATATAAGTAGTAACACAGTAGGCGCAAGTGAACTTAATGTATCTGGTAATGGTACAACCTCTCAGTACCTACGCTCAGATGGGGATGGAACATTTACGTGGGTCACGCCTCCAGACACAACGTATTCTGCTGGTAACGGCGTGACTTTAAGTGGTACCCAATTTAGGATGTCAGGATCTTATACTGGTAACTTTTCATTAATAGGTAGCTTTACAGCAACAGGTAACGTAACAGCTTACTCAGATGAACGTCTAAAGTCTGACATCGTTACTATCCCTGACGCACTAGAGAAAGTAAAAGCTCTACGTGGTGTTAACTTTACCAAGGACGGTGAGGCATCAACAGGTGTAATCGCCCAAGAGGTACAGAAAGTTATCCCAGAGGTAGTACAAGAGAATGATGAATACTTGTCTGTTGCATACGGTAACCTTGTAGGTGTACTAATCGAAGCAGTTAAAGAATTGTCAGCAGAGGTTGAAGCTCTAAAGAAGGGTAAGTGATATGGTTCTACAAACAAGCGGCCCTATATCTCTGGCAAATATCCAGACAGAGTTTGGCGGCAGTAATCCGATCAGCCTGAGTGAATATTACGGCGCTTACTGGGGTATCCCAACAAGCGGTGCCATATCTATAGGTGATTTCTATGGGGCGACTAGTATTACAACTTTAACCTCTGGCTTGACAGTGAACGGGCAGCCTAATCGGAAGATTATAACGGTTAGTAATTATATAAAACCTGGAAATACCCTTATAATACCTTCTAACTACTGGGTCTGGTCAGATCAAACCTTTAGCGCCGCCCTTACTATAAATATACCTTGCACTGTGATAAACTATGGCAAGGTCATTGGGCGCGGCGGTAATGGTGGTGCCTCAAGAGATCCCGCTGGCGGTCAAGCTGGTGGCCCTGCAATTTCTGTGACCTCCTCTGGTGTGACGATCCAAAACATGTCTGGCGCATATATCGCTGGCGGCGGTGGCGGCGGTGGTGGTAGCCGTGACGTAGGCGGCGGTGGCGGCGCAGGCGGTGGTGTTGGCGGTTATAGCGGATTGGCATCCGTTGCTAATGGCTATGGAGGCGTACTGAATGCAGCAGGCAGCAATGGTTCTGCTGATGGCTACTCTGGCGGTGGCGGCGGCGGTGGTGCTGGCGGCGGTGGCGGTGGTAGTCCTGCCGTTAGTGGCTATGATGGTTATGGCGGCGGTGGCGGCGGTGGTCGCATATTGCCTGGCTCTGGTGGTTACGGCGGTAAAGGCCCATCCTTTAACAACGTAAACTATGTGCTAGGCGGTACTGGTGGTAGCGCCAATAATGCTGGTGGCGTTGGTGTGCAAATAGGCTTTAGCGGCGGCATTGGCGGCGGCGGTGGCGGCTGGGGTGCAGCTGGTGGTGTTGACGGTAGAGATGGTAATCCTGGTGGCGCTGGTGGTGCTGCTATTACAGGCACATCACGTACACTAATCAATAGCGGTACAATATACGGATCTACCTAATGACAGAGATTAACTTGACACCAGACGAATTAGAGGCTATGCTTGACCGTGCTGCTAGACGTGGTGCCAAGGAAGTATTGCATCAACTAGGACTTCATGATGAGAGTGCTGCAACAGATCTACGTGAGATGCGCAGCCTCTTAGACACATGGAAAGATACTCGTAGAAGTATATGGAACACATTCATTAAGATAACAACCGTAGCTATACTCAGCTTTATCGCAACAGCTGTGTATATGCAATTAGGGAAACAATAATTATGGCTAAGAAGTTTGCAGGGTTTAAGCCTGAGACATTACAGAATAAAATCCTTCCAGCGCTGGGCTATGATGGTCCTACGGATGAGAAATCTATTAACGCTTTCCTAGCGTCTAACCCTGCAGCTGCTGCTAAGATGGGTAAGTACACTCTGGCTGCTCGTCGCACTATTGAGGGTAAACCCGTACAGATGGCGGCTGGTGGTGTTACAAATGCTATAGTCGCGGGTGTAGCTAATTCTCAGCTTACGCCGATGCCTCAATTGCCAAAGCAAACGACTCAAACGCCTCAACCTAGCAACGCTAGTAAAATGACTAAGGCTATAACAGCCAATCCTACCTCTGTAGTTACTACACCTACTGTAGCTGGTGCTACTCCTGCTCAGATTGCTGGTGGTCAGGTGGCGGCGACTACAGGCCAAGCACCTGCGGCTGCTACTACTGCCCCTGCAGCTACGGCAACTCCTGCTGCGGCTGCTCAGGCTGCACCTGTTACCCCTACTCAGACAGTTCAGGCTGCTACAGCTGCCCCTGCAGTGAGTCAAGCCCTACAAGGACAACAGGCTGCACAGGGTCAAGTGTCACAGCAAGCACAGATGCAGGCTGCACAGGGTAGCCCTCAACAACTAGCACAGCTAGGCTTACAGGCTGCACAAGGACAGGCCGCTACTGTACAAGGTGCACCTGCTCCTATGCAGATGACTCCTGGTCAGACTATCAGTGGCTCTGCCGTTGACCAAGCACAGGTAGATGCTACCTTTGGTACAGGTCAAGTACAGGCTGCATCCGTTCAGGGTGAGATGGCTAACTTGATGAGTCAATTCCAAGGTAAGCAACCTCCTGCATGGGCGGCTGGTGCTATGCGTAATGCTACAGCACAGATGGCTGCACGTGGATTAAGTGCATCCTCTATGGCAGGTATGGCTCTTGTACAGGCTGCTATGGAATCTGCTCTACCTATTGCACAGATGGATGCCTCTAACAAGCAACAGATGGCTATGCTTAAGGCTGAGCAACGTGCTAAGTTTATGGGTATGGACTTCGATCAAGAGTTCCAGTCTAAGGTACGTAATGCTGCACGTGTTAGTGAGATTGCTAACATCAATTTCTCAGCTGAACAACAGGTTGCACTAGAGAACGCTAAGATGGCACAGACCATGAACTTAGCTAACCTATCCAACAAACAAGCTAAGGTTATGGCTGACGCTGCAACCATGTCTCAAATGGACATGACCAACCTTAACAATCGTCAGCAAGCACAAGTACAAAACGCTCAGGCATTCCTACAGATGGATATGACTAACTTGAGTAATGAACAACAGATGTCCATGTTCAAAGCACAGGAGCGTGTTAACTCTATCATGAGTGACACTGCAGCTGATAATGCAGCACGTCAGTTCAATGCCTCATCTGAGAATCAGACTAACCAGTTCTTTGCTTCCCTGTCTACACAGGTATCACAGTTTAACACTGAGCAAAAGAATGCCATGGAACGTTTCAATGCTGGTGAGACT